ATGTTGCCAGCGGCACGGGCGAAGAATGGTGTTGCGCATTTTGTCCCGTTGAGCGGTGCGGCGCGTGAAGTGCTGGCGAGCGTGACCCGGATTGATAACGCCGCAGGCTACATCCTTACCACAACCGGGCGGACGGCGGTTTCCGGGTTCTCACGGGCCAAGATCAATCTCGATAAAGCCATGGCAGAGGCGGCGCTGAAAGAGCGGGGTGAGCCTGTTGAAATCCCGCATTGGATATTTCACGATCTGCGCCGCACCGCTGGAACAGGAATGGCTGAGCGTGGGGTTCTGCCGCATGTTATCGAGAGGGTGTTGAATCACAGCCTGAGCGGTGCGCGTGTCACACATATTTACAACCGCCACAGCTACGCCGACGAAAAGCGCGAAGCCCTCGAGACATGGGGCAAATATGTCACGTCATTGGTGACAGGGCGGGCCGACAACGTGATTCGAATCGGGGAAGCCGCGTCAAAGGCGCTTCTCCCTTGACCCACCGAATCAATACTCTAACAATGGGCACGTGTTGTGGATAGCCACAACATATAGCCGAGAGGCGGGCTAGGTCGCCAAACTTGCGCCCGCCCCTCACTAAACCCACAAGCCCCGAGGGGCTGTAGTCAGAAAAGGGCCAGTTAGCCCATAGCGCAACCATTGCACTAATAAAAGTGCGCTGCAACACCTTTTATGTCCCCAGAGGAACAAAAGTGTGTTGGCGCTGGCGGTGCGCAGCCTCTGGGCAGGCTGGTAACTCATTATGGAACAAGCAAGACTTATCAGCGCAGCGACGGTTCGTGACCTCTGCGGCGGCGTCTCCGACATGAGCCTGCATCGTTGGACCCGTGACCCCGATCTGGGGTTCCCCCAGCCGATTTACATCTGCGGGCGGCGCTACTGGCGCGAAGTCGCAATGCTGGAATGGCTCGACCGCCAAGCTGAAAAGGCGGGGGCGTGAGACATGGGGCAGCAAAAGAAAGCCCTCGCCCCGCTGGCGGGCGGGAACGAGGGGCAGTCAAAACAATCGCACCTGAGACTTTACACGAACCCGGCGGCGTTGCCAACTGCGCTTGAACACGCGGCGCGCGGTTGGCTCGTTTTCCCGGCACCTGCAAGCGGTGAAAAGAAGGGCCTCAAGTCTGCCCAGTATAGCGGCGGCAGGAGGTGGGGCGCGACAACCGACCCGGATGAGATCAAGCGCGACTGGCAGCAATGGCCAAGTGCGAACGTCGGTATCGTCACCGGGCCGGAATCAGGCATCTTCGTGCTTGATCTGGACTGCAAGGACGGCGTGGATGGCGTCCAGTGGATGGCTGACCGGATCGAGGAACACGGGCTGTTGCCTGATACGGTTGAGGCGATGAGCCCGAGCGGCGGCTGGCATGTCTACTTCCGCTATCCCGACTTCGAGGTGAAGACCTGCGCAGGCGAGATTGCGCCGGGCGTTGATGTGCGCGGCGCGGGCGGAATGGTCCTGGGGGTGCCAAGCGTCAAGCCGGGCGTCGGGGCGTATCATTGGAAGAATCCGCCGCCGATGTTCGAGGTTGCGGACGCGCCGCAATGGGTTCTTGACCTGTTGCCGCGCAAGGATGCGCCGAAGCCCGCCCCTGAACCGGCCACAGGTGACGTTTGGGACGGCGTGGCCTTCACGGATGAAGGCGAGGTGCATGAGGCGTTGTTCCCCGGCTCTGTGGCCGGTGCCATGGGCGGGCAAATCATCAACGTGGGCAGCGGCGCGGTTGAATGGCCGGTGACGACTTCGAGCGTCACGGCGGGCTGGCAGGCGACCGAGCTTGGCAACGTGGCCGGGCCGACGAAATTCACGACCGGCGACAAGAGCCTGTCTCCGAAGCAAACGCTTGGCGTCACCATGAAAATCAGCCGCAAGTCCATGATGCAATCGGGGCAGGCGCTCGAGGCGGCAATCCGGCGCGACATGTCGGGCACCATGGCGGCGGAACTCGACAAGGGCATTTTCCTTGGCAGCGGTGCCAGCGGGCAGCCGAACGGCATCATTGCCAAGGCGAACGCGACCTATAGCATCACCGAAACCGGCGTGAATGACGTGGCCAGCTGGGAAGCGATCAAGGCGGCGGTTGTCGACTTCATGACCGCCAATGCGGCCTCTGGGCCGGGTTCGGTGCGGATGCTTTGCCGCCCTGAACTCTGGGCTTTCCTCGACGGTGCCGAGGCGTTCAAGAACACCGGCATCACCGAATGGGCGCGGGTGGCAGGTGCGCTTGGCAGCGTGACCCAATCCGCCAACGCGGTTGCAGACCCGACCAGCGGCACGCCTGACAAGACGCAAGCCTTGCTGGCGACCGCGGCGGGCGTGGCCCCGTTCTTCGTCGGCTTGTGGGGCGGCCTCGACCTGATCCGCGATCCGTATTCCGACGCGCAGTCGGGCGGGCTTCGGATCACGGCACTTGCGACGATGGACATTGCTGTTGCACGTCCTGCGCAACTGCGGGTGCTGACGGGCCTCGCGCTTGGCGCGGGTTCATAATGACCGGCCCTGTATTCAGTGAAGCGGGGCTTGAACTCCGGGCGGCGGGCGATGGCTCCCGCCTGCTCCGGGGGCAATTTCCCTATGGCCAGCGCGCAACGCTGGATGCGGGCGGCAAGGGGCGAAAGCCTCGCAAAGAGCAATTCGCGCCGCGCGCATTCTCCTTTGCCGTGGATGACCCCGAGCGCGACATTCACCTGTTGCTGGGCCATTCGTTCGACCAGCCGCTTGCCAGCCGCAAGGCGGGCACGTTGGCCTTGACCGATAGCGATGCTGCGCTGACCTTCGAGGCGCGTATCACGCCAGAGGCGCAGCGGACGTCATGGGTGGCCGACTTTCTGGCGGCCTTCGCGGCGGGCCTCATCACCGGCATATCGCCCGGCTTCCGGGTGCCGGATATGGACGGGGCCGAAACGCTGGAAGAGGAAGACCCGCGCCAAGGCAAGGCGCTGATCCGCACAATCTTTGCGGCGGTGTTGTTCGAATTGAGCATGGTGACGCGGCCAGCCTATGGCGAGACGGCGGCAGACCTGCGGGCCTTTCAATGGGACCGGGTGCCGGTGCGCGGGCCGTCCTACAGCCTCAACAGGTGGCGCGCATGATCGAGGTTCTTTCACGCCACGAGGATGCACCGGCCGCATGGCCTGCGGTTTCCGGCGTGGACTCCGACGCTCTGGCATGGGCCTGGCCTCGGGTTGAGGCATGGATTGCGTGGCGGTTCTGCGCGCGCGATGTGACATGGCGTGTTGACGGTTCGGGCGAGTGGCGACCGGACCTGCGGCCTCTCGACACGGTAACAGCGAAGGCATGGACCGGCAGCGCATGGGATAGCGTGACGCTGACCGCTTCGCCGGACGGCTACGACCTGCCGCATGGGCGCTATGAGATTGCCGCCACGGTGGGCGCGGGCGTCACGGTGCCTGATGACGTGGCCGAGGCTGTGCGGCGGCTGGTGGCCTATCAGGATGGCATGCAGTCCATCCCGGCAGGCGCGCGCAGCTATTCGGCGTCAATCGACATTCAAAGTGAATCGTTCAGGTTCGATGACCGGGCAGCGGCGCGGGCCATTCACAACAGCGGCGCGGCTGACCTGCTGCGCCCCTATCGGACAGGAAGGGCTGGCAATGCTGTGGCCATTCAAGCGCAAGACTGAAACCCGCGCCAGCGGCACCGGCTACACGGCGCAACTTATCGGTGCGCGCGCGGCCTATATCGCGGGCGTGGGCGGCGTCGGCGAATTGACCGCGACCGTGCAAGCCTGCGCAGGCCTCTGGGAAGGGGCCTTGACGCTGGCGGCTGTTGAGGGTGCGCCGCTCCTTGACCGGGCATCCATGGCCGTTGCTGCGCGCTCTCTGGCGTTCAGGGGCGAGGCTGTCTTCTACATTGCCGACCGGCTGATTCCGGCGGTGGATTGGGAACTCTCGACCCGCGACGGGCGGCCTCATGCTTACCGGCTGGGCCTGCCAGAGGCGGGCGGTAACACGACACACACGGCGCTTGCGCCCGAGGTGCTGCACTTCCGCGTTGCGCCCGATCCGGGGCAGCCATGGTCGGGGCAGGCACCATTGCGCCGCGCCAGCCTCACGGCGGGGCTGCTGCAACAGGTTGAGGCCGCTATCGGTGAGGCATGGGCCAATGCGCCGCTTGGCAGCCAAGTGGTGCCGTTTCCTGAAAGCCCTGATGTTGACATGCAAGACCTGGCGCGGGGGTTCCGTGGCCAGCGTGGCCGGGTGCTGATCCGCGAATCGGTGCAGGTGACGGCGGCGGGCGGGCCTGCGCCTGCGCTCGACTGGAAGCCGCAGGACGTGACCCCGGACCTGCGCGGCATGGCACCGCTGGAAACGCTCGAGGCCGCCCGTGGCGCGATCTGCGCGGCCTATGGGGTGTTGCCGGTGATGTTCCGCACCGATGCGCAGGGACCAGCGATCCGCGAGGCGCAACGGCATCTGGCGCAATGGACGCTGCAACCTGTCGCGGTGGCGATGGCCGAGGAAGCCGCAGCCAAGTTTGGCGGGCCTGTGAGTATCGACGTGATGCGCCCGCTGCAAGCGTTCGACCAAGGCAACCGGGCGCGTGCCGTCGCGGGCATTATCGAGGCGCTGGCCATGGCCAAGGCCGCCGAGCTTGACCCGGCGCAGGTGGCGCAGGCGTTGTCGTTCGTGAACTGGGATAGCGACGGGGGCACGGCGTGACGGGTTACGAGATGGCGCGCGCGCTCTGGCGTGCAGAGCATGGGCGTGAGCCGAAGGTATCGGACGCGGCCTTTCTCGAGCTTGTCGCGCGCTGCGTGCGTGCGCTGCAAGGCCGTGGTGGTAGCCTTGGCACGGTTGAGGGCCTGACATGACGGCGGCCTTCTACACGCAACAGGCGGGCCGTGCGCGCGCTCTGCTGGGCGTCCGGTTCGGGCATGACGGCATTGTTCTTGTCCAGCGCACTACGACACCGGGCGAAAACGAATGGGACGATCCGATTGTAACGACAACCCGGACAACGCTTAAGGCTGTGCAGCGCGGTGTTGACCGTGAACTTGTCGGGCAGCGCGCGACGACCGGCGGGCCGCTGATTCTGGCCGGGGCGAAGCACGTCACGGCGGTGCCGCCCGATGTGGCATGGACCGTCACCGATACAATCGAGATCGACGGCAAGAGTTACACGATCCTGAAAGCCGAACCCGTGGGCGATCCAGCCGCCCCGGCGTTCGTCAAGTTTCTGGTTCAGGCATAG